GTGGTGAAGCGCCCAACACATAAAATCTGACACTTTTTTGTCAACCGGTTTACTTTTTAAATATGGCTATTGAAAAGCAGTTGACAATTATATCAGAGTTGTTGATTTTATGCCATGTTGATTACAAAAGCGAACGCGGCGCGGCAGTTAAACAAATCCCGGCAAGCCCTGGGAAAGTGGCAGAGTGAAACCCCTTTACCAGAATTTTTTGTAAAAGATGAAAAAGGTAAATTTTTAATCGATGACACACATCCGGCCTGGATTGCTCGAAGGGATAGGGCACTTATGGGGCTTCCGGTAACAGCCCCCCGGAATAAGAAGAATAGTGACGCAAAGAAGAAGAAGGATAAAGTATATTCAAGAACTTTACCCCCCATCGGTTCGGGTGTCCCCCATAAAAACGGTTACCAGCCGGTAGCATCTAAAAATGAAAATCCACCTCCCCAAAATCCGGGAGGAGCCCCGCAGCCGGACCCGGAAATAACAGAGCTATCCCGGCGGGCTTCTTTGGCAGATTTAAAGAAATCCATATATGAAGCAGATTTAAAAGAAGAGAAATTAAAGCAGGCAAAAATAGATACCCTGGAAAAGCAAAAGGGGCTAGCCCCATTAGATCTACTTAAGCATTTTTTTTCTTATTCGGACAGAATAATGCGGGAGTTGTATCGGAGACCGCACGAGATAAGCCCTCAATTATCCGCCTATTTTATAGCCGGGGAAACTGAGAAGGCAGTGGCGTATATGGTAAAACAGCTTGAAGCTATTGTTAAAGCCGCCCAGGTAGCACTCATTGAAGATCTGGAAAATGAAGGTTTTAAATATAAAAAGGAGAGTGAGTAGAATGAGAAAAGCACCTAACCCCCCTAAAAATAGCCGCCCATCAGTACCCCCTGCCCCACCATCTAAAAGGTATATTAATGAAGACCCGTTATGGGTTCAAAAAATAATGAAGGTTTTAAGTATAAAAAGTAAATGGAGAGTGAATAGAGTGGAGACAAAGAAAAGGATAGAAAGGGTATTAAAATCTTTATGTGATTGTAGTATCACGGTGATAAAAACTGGTGCGGCCATTCTCATTATGCCTTTATGGGCTCCCTTTTTTATATTCAATAATAGATTCTATGAATGGATTATAGATAAAATTGGTACAGATATTGAAGAGTTAAAAGGGCCAACACCAATTAAAAGGATTCCACCCCCTTCAGGAGGGTCGGGAATATCACTAAAAGCTATGTCCAATAAAGATAGAATAATAAGTTTAGCAGTTTTCCGAGCTGACCTGTTAAAAGAGCAAAATGCCGGCAAGAGGGACAACTCTAAAGAAATAGCCGCCTTAACCACTATGATAGACACACTATAAAAAAAAAGATGAGCCCCAACCCTATCATCGATGAGATTACCAGTCACGCCATAATAGAAATTATTAAATATGTTAAAGGCTGGAAAACAGATTCTTTCATTCCCCTGATATCTACATGGGCAGAAGAAAACAGGTGGCTGCCTCCCGGACAAACAGAGCTGCCCGGTAAGATAGATCATGCAGTTGCTCCCCACTTGGTAGAAATACAGGACTGTTTCCACCCCGACTCCGGCATACAGCAGGTGTCCATAATGAAGGGAACCCAGGCTCTGGTGACTACAGCCATAGAAAACGTAATAGGGCACTCAATCAAGTACGGCTTACATAATATTTTATATATTATATCCACAAAAAACGTCGGCCGCATCCGATCCAGTGCGGCCATTGATGTCATGATCGATGAGTCCGGATTAAAGGACTGTATGAAGCCTATTTCCACCCGGATGAAAAGGAAACTGGCAGATTCCACCTTTTACAAAGAAATGAGTGGCGGCCGCCGGTTTATGATAACTTCTTGGAATTCCATCGCGGATGCAAAATCTATTTCTTGGGATCTAATTGTGATGGATGAATTGGAAGAAGCCCCTTATGAGCTGAAGGGGCAGGGAGACCCGGAAGCTATTTTTGCGGCCCGGGGTATCACTGTTAGGGGGTTGAAAATTGCTAAAATAAGTACTCCCACAAATGTGATGGGCCGGATAAATGTAAATTTTCTGGAAGGGGACCAGCGATACTATAGATGTCAATGCCCTTTATGCGGAGAATTGCAGGTACTGCAGCTAAAGGCTATGGGCCGGGAGTATGGATTGACTGCCCGATCTGAAATGATGGATGGGGTATCAAGAATAATTTCTGATAGTGTGCATTATTTGTGCCGGGCATGTCGAGAAAGTATATTTGAATATCAAAAAGGGGACATGCTCAATGGGGGGTCATGGCTCCCTACAGCTACCCCGGTAAATATGAAATATCGGTCTTATCAATTATCAAATTTGATGTCTCCTATAATGTTCTTTTCCTGGGGTCAGGTTATGCAGCAATTCGCGGAGACTGATTACGGGCAGCGGATAACAAAATGGAAAGAATTTGTGATTAACATTTTGGGTGAGCCCTGGGAAACCCGATTAAGCAAAGACAGCTGGAAAAATATACAGAGTAGAGCGGAGCCGTATGTTTTTAAAGAAGTGCCTCCGGGAGGTTTGATTATAACCGGCGGCGCTGATGTCCATAAAAATTTTGTAGTATTAAAAGTGGTAGCCTGGGGCCGTGACATGGAATCTTGGATTATAGATTATGTGACTTTTGACGGGGAGACCAATAATAAAAATAATAAGGTATGGCAGGATTTACGGATTTTTTTAAGGTCTAAAAAATATAAATTGGGTAATATAAATTTGCCGATTGCTATGACTGCGATCGACTCCGGGTATAACCCGGCCGCCCCCCTGGAATTTCGTAAAACCGATATAGTCACGGAGCATGCAGTCTACGAGTTTGTAGCTACCACCCCACTAACATTAGCAGCTCGAGGGAATCCAAAATTAAAGGGGTTTATAGTTAAACCTGAACGAGTGTGGCGGGAGTCTCTATTGAAAATTCGCTATGATGTAGCTGTAAATGAGCTGAAAGATGAGACTTTTATAAAAATAGATTTGCCTAAAGGGGCTCCGGGAGAAATACATTTCCCTAAAAATCTGCCTGAGTCTTATTTCAGGGGGTTTGCTTCGGAGATATTTACTGAGGTAGCCCCCGGAAATTGGCAATGGAAGAAGATTTACGAGGGAAATGAGCCTTTAGACACATACCTATTAGCCCGGGTGGCTGCGGAGAATATAGGAATACCGGAGTATACTCCATATGCCTGGGATGAATACCGGAAAGTTTTATTTGCCCGGTAAAATGTTCTTGACTTCTCTTATGTATTTGTATTCCATCTAATAAATATTTTATTTAAGAGGTCAATAATGGCTAATCCGATACGGATTGAGATACCCGAGGGAACAGTAATAAAAGCAGCAACAAAAGTGATTGCCGGGCGTATTTCTAAACACTGGAAAGATATGCGCCATTTATTTTATTATTCCACTTATAGAATAACCGGAGGAGCTGCTCCTACTCCGGCAGAAATGAAGCTTGAAATGGTTAGAATGTTTCAAGACGGCGCTGAGTATGCAACTATAAGATCTATTCCGGAGATTGATGTCTATATCATGGCCGCGCTGGAGGATCAATTCATGGAAACCGGAATTTTAATGGTGTCTGTATGATAATAGGGGATGGGGGGAATAAAATATCAATAACTCCCGAGGGGGGATATTTAATATATCTCCTTAACGATACAGGCAGTCCCTCAATAAAAGGTGAGCTCGTAAACACAAACGGAGGGGTTGATAATTCGTATATTGTTGCCCCGGCAAATACACCGGACATGATCGGGGCTGTTTATCAAAGTGGTATAGCTGATGGGGAACTGGTCCCTATTGTAATTTCCGGTATAGCAGAGGTACTGATTGAAGATGGCACCACAGCTACCAGGGGATACTGGGTGCGGATATCCATTACTCAAAAGGGGCGCGCTAACATACTAAATGCGACTCCTCCAGGGGGTGGTATACCGGAAATTGACGCCCACCTTGAAGAATGCGGCCACTGTCTGGAAAGTAAAGCTGCGGGTACAAATGTACTTACTAAAATAGTTATACATTTTAATTAGAAGATTAAGTTAAGAGGCTAAATATGGCTAATCCGGTACGTACTGAAATACTAGAGGGAACAGTAGTGAAAGCAGCGAGTAACATTGCTGGTGGTGTAATTTCTAAACATTGGCGGGATAAAAGGAACCTTTTTTATTATTCCACATATCGGTTAGCCGGACAAATTGCCCCTACATATGCAGCAATGAAGCTTGAAATGATTCGGATGTTTCAAAAAGACCCCGAGCAGGAAATAATTGAGACACTTAAAAAAATAGATGTGTATGTCATAGCGGCTTTAGAGGATGGGACTACAGAAACCGGGATTTTGATAGTGGCCGTATGATTATAGGATCCGGAATGACTATGGGCGCATTGGGTGAGCTTGGAGAGCTGTATATAGTAAATGCGGACTCGTATACTTTAGAATTGTCAGTTGATGAATATACTATATTGGACGGCGTTCACTCGGGGGCTATTGGGGGCGAAGTGGCTGTTAACGGAGCACTTGGAACCATAACAATAAATAAAATTGGGCAGTATCAAGCTAATGTAAATATGTCATTTTCTCTGGATGGAAAAGACACAAAAATTGATGGTTCAATTTTTGCTAACGGGATACGGCAGGATAAAGTACATTTTGAGCGGGATATAAAGACTGTGGGTGTCGTGGGGGCAGCCGGGGCAGTGGGGTTCTGTAATATTGATGTGGTTCCCGTTGTTTTAGATTTTCGGCTTATTGCAGATGTAGAGCTTCGTACTGTCGCTGTACAACATTTTAATATTAGTATTGTAGGGATGCGCTAAACTGATGGGGGAAATATGAAATGCTTAAAACCGGGCTTGGAGTCGATACGGCTATACAGTTATGTTATTTTTTGTTGGGTATCATTGGGGTGTTGCTTGGTACTATTAGCGGTCTTACTGGCTACATTGTCCGCGCCATGGCAAAAGGAAATCGCAAAGAGCACAAAATATTTAACGTACGATTCGAGAAGTTTGATGAAGAACTTAAAGGGCACTCCGAACAAATTAAATTTATTGAAGGATCTTTAAGAAAATGACGGAGCTGGAATTAAAAACCATTGAACTTGCTGAAGTAACTGCCGCAATATCTGCGGTACTTGTTGCCGGACAGTCATATACTATTACAACCGCATCCGGTGGCGGCTCTTCCCGTATTTTTATTGGAGCCGATCTTGCAGAATTGCGGAGTATGAAAAGAGAATTGCAGGCTGAAATAGCACTTTTAGAAAATAAATCTGCTGTAGTTATACGGGCCGGTTGGTGATGAGCATAGGGGCTCCGGGTAATTACTGATATAATGATGCATGTAAAGGATATAAAATGGTAATTATTAAAAACGGAGTAGCCTCCATTTTAACCCCCGGCAGACAAATGGATGGATCTCAAATGCCTGGTGATCTGGATACATGGGATTATATGGGGACTGATTCCAATGAGCTGTTAACTTACACTTATCAAATTTTGTCCCAGCGATCTACTACACTTTACCACACACACCCGCCGGTAAAAGCGGCTATTGATAAACAGGCAGATTATGCGGTTGGTCCGGGGCTGGTTTTTCGGTCTCAGCCGGATTACACCACTTTGGGAGTGTCAAAAGAGGCCGCAAAAGATTGGGGGATGCGGTTCCAAAAATTGATCCACTATACCAGTAAAATTTTAAACTGGTATGAGAAACAAAGTGTTAATTTTCGTACCAGTTTGATAATGGGGGATTCCTTAATACTGTTTGACCGGGCAACCCCTCCGCCTGGACTGCCCTTTGATTTAATAGAGGTTGGCGGGGATCAGATAGGGTTTGATGAAGAAGGAACCACCCTGGGAATATATACAGACGTTTTGCTGAGACGGCAGGGAATATCGCTTAACGGCAAAAAGGTTGATTTTATTGATGCCAATGGGGACCAGAATATAATTCAATTTTTTAGGAAGCTTATGTCGCGGCAGCTTCGGGGGTATCCGCTCGCGTATGGTATCATAGCAGCCGCAAAAAATAATAGTCGATGGTGGGACGCAACACTTGCCCGAGCGGTGCTGGAATCCATAGTTTTTGCGAGTTCTCCGGGAGCAAAAAATCCCGAAGAGCTCGCCAGAACAGCCGCCTATATGGCAAATGCTCAAAAAGGGATGGCAGGGCAAACCCAAACGGAATTCACCAATTCCACTAAACCGCAGGATCTCCCAGTGGGGGGAATATGGAATCCCAGTGGAGATAAGGGGATTGAATTTACAGTACTCCAAACTCCGGGGAAAAATTTTAAAGCTTTGAATGACGCATATATTGAAATGGTGGGGATGCAGACAGGAACTCCGGGAGAAGTTATAAAAAGTTTATACTCTACCAGCTATACTGCCCATAAGGGAGCTTTCAATGACTTCATAAAAGCGTATATGAATAATCGACATGCTTATGTAAATAAGGTCTGTCACCCGGTAACTCGGGAAATGGCCAAATATCTTTTTTTGGCTGGACTCATTGAGCCGCTGGCACCGGGATTTTTTAACAGCCCTGTTATTCAGGAGGCAATGCTTGCAGGTAATTACCTGGGGCCTGTTCCCGGGCATATAAACCCGGCGCAGGAAGTAGAGGCCAAAGCAAAAGCCGTACAAAATGCCTTCATCTTGCGCAGTGACGCGGCCGCTGAACATGGAAATGAGTTTTCTGATTTTATTGAGGAGTGGAACCAGGAGCAGGTGGAATGGTTTAAGGGGACTTCGGAAAATATGGCCGCCGCAATAGCCGCAGAAACGCAGGGCAGTGAGATAGACGCAGGAAATATGGATGATGAGAACGCCGGGGACAGCCCGAATGAGGGCATTGATGAAAATGGAGACCAGGAGGACGAATGAAAACTATATTCTTAAACGGCGATGTAGGATGGGAAATTACCGCAGACAAAATATTAACCCAAATTGATTTAAAATCAAAAGAGAAACTGCAGGTACTTGTAAACAGTTATGGCGGCGATGTTTTCGAGGCTTATCTTATATATAATATTTTTAAAAGTTATGCCGGACAGGTGGAGTTTGTAATTATGGGTATCGCGATGTCCGCGATGTCCTATATAATTATGTCCGGAGATAAAATCTCAGCTTTTAAAAATTCCGTTTTTATGGCTCATCGGCCATGGTGTGGTATATGTGGGGATGCGGGAGAGTTGCGCTCCGGCGCGGATGTAATGGAAAAGCTGGAAAATGTTATAATAGAGGCATACCAGACAAGAATGAGTGGTACATGTGAGGAGCTTTTAGGTAAAATGCAGGGTGAAATCTGGGCCATCGGTTGGGAAGAGCTGACCGATATGGGCATAATTGATAATGTGGTTGACAAAGTGGATGAAATTATTATAGAAGAGACAGTACAAAATGATTTTATTGCAGAATATGAAAATACAACTATAGAGAATAGTGCCGGTTTATTGGCTATACAGCTTAGAAAAACCGCTGCCAGAATACGGGACAACCCGGATAATATGAAAACTAATTTTTTACAGGTAGCTGCACGTTTTAAAGAAGAGAATAAACCGGTAAAAGTATCGGATAATAATAGATCATCGGAGGCAAACAACGTGGACAAAGATTTAAAAACGTATTTAGGTGCTAACCCGGAGGCCCAAACGGAGTTTAATACACACCTCCAGACAGCAAGGGCTGAAGGGGCAGCGCAGGGGAACATTTCTACAGACCGTAAAAGGATAATTTCTATTCTGATAAATGCGGGGGTGACCATATCTGAAGAAGCGGCACAGGCCATAAATTCTGATATGTCAAGCGGGGATTTCGCAGAGCAGGAACTGCAGCGACAGCGGGCTATTCGAGATACTACTGTTAAGAATAATCCGGTTGATTTTGGGGCCCTGATAGCAAAACAAACTCCCGGAGAACAGGATATAACTCAAGGCCACAGCCGCCTGAGTAATGAGGATTATGACAAGGAGTCTGAAAAATTGGCAAAAATGGCAATAGGGGGACGCGCATAATGGCAACAACGAATTATAACACTACCGGTTTTGTTACCGGAGATACCTATACTCGGCAGGGACTGCTTGCCGCTGATACCTACTATCCTGGAATGCCGTTGCAATATGATTTCACTGTTCCCTCTATTGGTACGGCAGATGTAAGCAATGTTGGGGATGGAACCGTCACTGCAGTTTCTCAGGTGGCCGGTGTACCGCTTATAATCGGCGTATATATTTTGGAATTGGTTGCGGCGGTTGTTAATGGAGGAGTTTTTAAACTTACTGATCCAAATGGAAATGTAATGAACAGCAATTTGAGTATGACTGCCGGAGCCGGGTTAGCTACTGCCTTTACGGTAGGCGGTTTGCGTTTTACTATAACCGATGGGGCTACAGATTTCACTGTTGTTCTCCCTGACTCGTTTACAATTACAGTGACTGAGGGATCATATGCGTATTTGACGGACGGACAGCTTGACGGATTTTTCATGGAGAGTGAATCCAGAGTGTTGGCAGCTCCGGGAACGGGGACCATTTTTGTGGGGGGAATGCTGCAGGAAGGTGGGATTGTAGATGACAGTGGCGTATCGCTTGCAATAACCATTGGTGACATTGTTAATTGGAATATGCGTGGTTTTAAAGTGCAGGAATCTTAAGGAGAAAGGTAAAATAAAATGGCAACAACAGACCAATTAGACCGGTTTACTCGCAGAACTAAAAAGTTCTATGAAGAAATAGTTACTACACTGATGCCGGGAAAACAGGGGATTGACCGTTTCCTGTTCCCGGTACAGGACATAGACGCAAACAGTAAAAACTTTGCTATTGACGAGCTGGTGGATCAGCCGCATGGAGTATCTTTTAGAACTCGGGGGGCTCAATCGGTAACGCGTCCATATGATGCGGGGCTGGGGAACATATATGAAGTTCCCGGAGCTTCGGAAAAAACTCCGGTTGACGAAAATTTAAGGGATTCAGTAATAGCCGGTGGAGAGAGTACAGAAAGTTTTTCCAGTCGATGGACCAGACTATTGAGTAATATTGTGCGGCAACATACAGTAGCTCATTACACTACTCGGTGGTTTTTGGCTCTTCAAACTCTCCGAACAGGACGATTTTCCCCTACCGGACTAAACGGGCAGGATATAGGGCTGGAAATAGATTTTGATCGGGATGCGTCTTTGGATTTGACATATGATTTTTTGGCAGTTGGGGCCACGGTCCTTATCGCGCTAAACGAAATGTATGAAGCTTACAGCGCGTTAAACGGTACTGCGGATAATGTAGTTGTTTTAGTGGGGGAAAGCTGGCTTGAAAAATTGGAGGCTAACACCACTATTCAAAAATATTTTGAAGCTAACCCAATTAACCAACTTCTTAAACAGGATATGATGCCGCAAGAGCTGTTCAATACCCAGGGGCTAAAAGTGGTTATGCAGTTTAGACTGCCTAAAAAATCCACTATGCTTACTATATGTACTTTTGTACCTGGGGGACTTTTTCGGGCTTACAGTGGGGCAACTGCCGCAAAGTATATGCCGGATACTGAGGCTGTAATGTTTTCACTGGATGACAGCATAAGTCGGTATACTGTTACTCGGGGCGTGGATGCTTATAATGACGCAAAGAAAGTAGTTCGTGTTGCGGGGGATATTGTTTTTGATTCTTTTACAACTGATGACCCGATTGAGTCACTTTTCCGGTCTCAGGCCCGATACGCATTTGTACCGGCGAGTAAAAATCACACGGCCCGATCTATAGGATCTTTTTAAAAATGACTACAGCCGCCCGTACTATACAAGATGCACACTTAGCCGCACAATTGGGAGAAAATGGGGCGTTCACAGAACAGGCCATTTTTGACCCGGTTGGCGTGGGCGGTATATTATATGGGTGGTATGAAGACAACGCATTACCGGAAAATAAAGATTCCGGTAATGTGAAACAGAAAAATATTAAGCGGCGGTTTATACTTTCTGCTGTGCCCGACTTTGATGTGTATGACAAAAAACTTTTAACCCTGGTTGAAAGTGGAAAAAGTTATACTGTTGAATATGTTGATAAAGATGAGCATGGACCGCAGGTGCTATGGCTGGTTTAGGATTAAAGGCCGATTTCAGTGAGCTTACACGGTTTAATGATCTGCGTAGACAATTCCCGGAATTTTCGGCCCGGTTGCTTGGGTATATCGGAACGCAGGGAAAAATACAGCTCAAAAAACAGCTTCTTTCCGGGCAGGAATTGAATGTAAAAGGGACAAGCGCCTTTTCCCTAAATGCCGCCGGACGGCGTATGGTTGGGCATGCAGTAACAAGAGGCGGCAGGGTAGGCAAGATATTTTCTCCGGTTGTCAAACTTTTTGAAAAGAAGACGTATGGGCATGGCCGGGTAGTAGGTCCGGGAAAAAATATATTATCTATAAAATTACGCGCCATCATGAACAGGGATCTGCAAAGATGGGCCAATGAATTTGATAAAAAGATTTTACAGGATGCGGTAGATAAGACAATAAAATGAAGGACTTAAAAGCTGTATTACTGCAGCTGAAAGCTGATATATCTGCGGATTTACCGGCACTTCTTACCGCTGCGGGGCTGGCGCAATTTGTCCGCTATGAAGTAGACGGCAGCCGCAACCCTGAAGAAATAAGCTTTTTTATATATCAGCAATCCAGTCGATATACATTAGAAGGGAGCATTGTATCTGTTATTTTTCAAATGCAGCTGTATCAGGTTGAATATTTAGAGGCAGCCGGATATCAGGACGTTTTAATAAATTATTTAAGCACTTATAATCCGGCAAATCTGGGGTGTATTTTATTATGGGAACTACAGGCTGATACATGGCCCATTGAAAACAATACTGGTAATTTTGTTTTTATTGATGCTACCTGGACTGAAGAGCGAGACGGCTGTGATAATTAAAAAGGAGAAAAAGAATATGAAAAAGACCATATGCAAACTCGGAAAACGATTGAATCCGGACAGGAAAAACAAAAAAGAGGATTTAGTTGAGGATAGGGGGTTACCACATATTACAGAAACTCAAATAGCGCCGATTTGTAAACCTCCTAAAAAAGAAACTGACGGCAGTAATAAAAATTGCTGATAATAGACAGGGAACAGCGGACGCTGTTAAAAGTAAATAAAATACGCGAGGTATAAAACAATGGCAAGCAGTATAAAACATAAAGGCGCGGACAGCATTTTATATAATTCGGTTAAAGGCACTTTGATTGATACGGGAGCCCTGGCAATAGATACATGGTTTAAAATAAAGGCTAAAGCGGCGATCCCGGCTGTCCCGAATTGGGCAGTTGGATCTGTTTTTAAAAGCCCTTTAAATATCTTGGATCAGATAACCCTTGCCGCTGGTGATGAAGTGTGGCCCCTTACACTAACAGAAATCTGTAAAGTTGATGTGGAAATCTCCGGGGAAATGGGGGTGATTGAGACTACAGACAGCTGTGATTATCCCTACATGGCAAGTATCCCTGACGGGTTTACGGGTTTATCCGGGTCAATCGGTACTATGGTTCGATTCGACGAAGCCACAGATGAGATAATAGATGTATCAAAAGATTTACTGGTTAAGTTTTATGATATAAATGGAGATGACGGTGAAGGCACCTACACCCAAACACCCAAAGACGATACGGATTTATTATTACAGATTCTACTAAATAAAAATGCAGTGGTTGTAGGACAAATTGAAAATTGGCTGATAACTCCGGCCATTCTAAGCAGTGCGGCTACTAACATCGCATTAAAGGATGTAGACAAGGCCGATTTTAGCTGGACAAAAGGGCAGGGTCCGGCAAGTATCTATTTACGAACTGTTGCAGCAGTTGTATAAAAAAAAAATAAAACAAAAGAAAGAGAGTTCTACCGTGAAATTAAAATCTATAAAAATTGACATGATACTCATACCAAAATTTAATAGGAACCGTGAATTGCCCGCTAATGAACAGGTTAAAATCCATTTCTCTAAAATCCCCGGACGTATAGAGCGGGAGAGTTTTGTGGGCTTTAAAATGGACAAGCGGCAGGGTCTGGAAATGATCCATAACGACCATATGCTTGTTTTGACATATGTTGAGCGGATTGAAAATCTCTCCGATGAAATTGGAGACTTGACCGTACAGATAAAAACAGGGGCTCAACTGGCTGAGTCGTCAAATGCGGATCTTGACAAACTTTTTGTTGAGATACGGGAACATCTTTTTCCCGAAAATGAGGATCTAACTATGGGGGAATCCAAAGCCTAAAAACAATTTTTGGACTATTGCTTTTAGGCTATAATTCCGGATTTAAAACAGACAGCACATTCTGGGATAAAGTGGAAAATCTTCCCGGCGGTTTTATGATCCGGCGGGAAATTGAAAAAGCGGTAAATGGAAAACCGTTCACCATCTTTGACCCGGATACAAAAGAGCCGTTACGATTACAGGCAGTACCCTGGGAAGAGTTTTACTATTATTATCAGCTCTGGGAAGATTTCCATTATTTCGGGTTGCCGCATGGCGGGGGCACACTAGCCGAACGTCGATGGCTGTTGGATTTTTTAAAAGTGTTCACGCGCACACATGAGCAGGTTAACTCATTTCTGGAAGCAAGAGAGATAAAAAAGGCTAATGGCTGAAATAGCGTTAAAATATACCTCTGATTTTGACCAGGCTGCGAAGGATTTTAAATCTTTTAAAACATTGTCTGAGTCTGCCCAAAAGGCAGTTGAAAATTTTCAGAAATCTTTTACCTCTGCCCAAATAGACAAATTCTCCGACAAAAACCGCCGGGTTGCTCTTGCAGTACGGGCCACTCAGGGAGCGGCGGCGGCCACAAAAGCTGAATATGCCGGTTTACAGCGGGAGATTACCCGGCTGATAAAAGCGGGGTTGGACCCGCAGGATAAAGAGCTGAAACGTTTAATTACGGATTACGACCGGCTTGGAAAAGAGATAAACCAAACTGCTAAGAAATCCAGAAGTATGAGTGATGTTTTAAGAGCGGGCTTGGTTGTTTTCTCCGCTCGAGCAGTAATTGGGTTCACAAATACCCTTATACAGGCCGGGAGCGCGGCAAGTGAATTACAGAATAAATTTGATGTTGTATTTACCGGGATAAGTAAAAGTACTCAAGAATGGGTAGACACATATTCTGCGGCAGTGGCTCGGGGAGCGGAGGATACAAAGGAGTTTTTGACTACTGTACAGGATATTAGATCCGGGTTTGGGGATAGTACAGAAGGGGCGGCCAAATTTTCTAAAGTGGTGGTAGGGGTGACAAATGATCTATCCAGTTTCTCTAATGTCCCATTTGAAGAAGCGAGCGCTGCTATACAGTCCGGTCTATCCGGTCAATTTACGGCTCTTCGTCGTCTGGGTGTTGGTTTAAATGTAAACATTATAAATCAGGGATCTTACGCAAAATCCTTAAAGAAAACCTGGAAAGACATGAACAACCTGGAAAAACAGGAGGCCATTTTAACAGGAGTTCTTAAGCAGTCAAAAAATGCAATAGGACAAACCGTAAAAGCATGGCAGGATTATGATTATTCTTTGGGGGATGCAGCTAAAACGTCAAAAAGTTTTGCCAATCAGCAGCAACTTACCGGGGGGCTGCTTAAGGATGTGGCGGGATTGATTGGAGGGGTGCTGCTTCCCGTTGCCAATTCCATGTTAACATCTTTCAACAATCAAGTTATTGCCTTTAAAAAATGGGCAAAAGAAGGAAATAACTTAAAAAATGCGATGAGTACTGTTGGTACAGCTTTGTTGACACTGGCAGGGGCTTTTATCGCTTACTCCATAGCAGGCGGGGCCGCCTCTTTGGCATCCGCTAAAGTTATCTTTGCCATAAAAGGCATTACAAAAGCAATCGCCGCCAATCCAATCGGCGCTATTGCGGTTGTCATAACTACAGTTTTGATACCGGCTCTTATCTGGCTGGTTAAAAATTGGGACCTGGTTAAATTCAAGGTGGAGGATTTTGCATTATCCGGCACCATAAAAATGCTGGAATTTACGGATACTATAAAAGTTAAAGTATTGGGGGCTGTAAATTCCCTGGTAAAGGCCCTGGGAGATATTCCCGGTATTGGGGCACAGTTTAAAAAACTGGCTGCAAACCAGCAGTTGGTAGTAGAAGCTTCCAAAAGACATATAAAATTTATGATTGCCATACGGGAATCGAACAGGCAGCGGTTTGCTGTCTCTCAGAAAATTCACGCGAAAGAGATCGCCAATGCCAAAGCTGGGGCTATCGCAGTTGAAGAGGCAAACAACCGGAAAAAAGCCAGTGATAAATCCCGACTGGAAATATTTAAAAAAATGCTCACCAATATGTTTATCTCAAATGAAAGCATACAAGGATTGGAAATAGAGGCCGCACAGGCTCATTTTGCAAAAATGGCTGAGGCTACTGCCAAAGACGGAGAGGCCCGAATTGAATTTCTACAATCTCAATTCGCCAGGATACGGTCTATTGAAAATCTGGACCGGGAAGAGCGACTGGCGGCAGAAATTGGACTTAGACAGGCCATAGAAGCGGAAAATAGAAAACTTTTGGATTCCCGGTTGAAATTCGGACAGATGGCACTCGGAAATGTGAGCAGTATGCTGGCAGATTTACAGACAACGTTCGCCAATGCCGGAATAAAAAGCCGGGGGCTGGCTATTGCAATGAAAGCAGTGGCAATGGCACAGGCCGGAATAAATACGGCTCTGGCATTCACCTCAGCCCTGGCCACTGTTCCGTACCCATTCAATTTTATTGCTGCTGCGACTGTAGTTGCGGCGGGACTTGCGGCACAGGCTAGAATTATATCTACTCCCATCCCATCTGCTCAAACAGGATTGACCAATTATACTGTACCTGACATTCGCACAAATAGAAATGATGGAGCAGCATTTAAGGCTTCTCCGGGAGAAGTTGTTAATGTTACCCCTCGGGGAGAAGGACAGGAAAAAACCACTAGTATAAATATTAAAATTGGCGAGAATACCCTTTTTAGCATTATCAATAGGGGCATCTCCACCGGACAGATAAATGTCAATACAAATAATATAGGCCGGGGGGTTTTCGCCTCATGAAAATTCTGCTGAATGACTTAATACAATTCGCAAGTGGAGTGCCGGACGCGGTAAAATCTCCGGCACTTTCAGATATTTATGCAGCGGATATTGAGTTTGACGCTGCTTTTACAACTTCCCAAACCCTGGATTGTCTGGGGCTGGGGAATACGGACGCTACGGAAATTATTATTGACAATGGAGCTGTTATTCGGACAGTGGACATAGTATTGAATCCTCCGGAACAAAACGGACTGTATTTATTGGATTCTCCGATTTCCGGGACTAATTTTAATGTATCTCATAACGGCACTTTTATAGGCCGGGTGGGTATAGGGATATGCAGAACTTTGGGCACCAACCCAACTAAAGAAATAGGGTTTTATACTACAAATGAAAATAGGGAGACTTTATCCGGGCAGGTTATTCCCGGAAAAGGCGGATATTACGGGCGGCGGTTTGAAGCCGATGTGCGGTATAAAATTGACAGCGATGTGTATAATGATATTTTAGCGGCTTACAATACGCAGATTATGCGGGGATTTCCTTATTTTATAAATACTACAGATGAACAGCACAAGCTGCCCGCAGGCATGCTGCACTTTTACGCCCGAACAGATCAGCCGCTTGAGCTTTTTCAATCAAGTACGTATAGATTTTTATATTCCATACAATTTAGTTTTAGAGAGAGTTTTTAAAAATAATGGACCCAATACGAACAGAAGTAAAATACATAGCGGAGCTTTTTGAGCGTACCGAGTTCGACCCCAGAGTAGCTATTGCTGACAGTGTATTTTCCAGACAGTATAATATATATGTGTTTTCTATTGCCCCACTGGTTACGGACCCGACTAATTATTGGATAATTTGGGGGGGTTGGTTTGATAACCCCACCAAAACAGGTATACAAATACGGCTAAACAGCTTTTTAACCGAGACTTTTTCTCCCGGTAATTTGAAGCTTTTGGAAAATTCGTTCTATATAGATGATGCTAATGATATTGTTTATATAAATATATCATTAAACCCCTGGCAGTATTACCGGGCTTTATCCGCTATTTACACTAACGAAAATGCTTCTTTTGGGACATCCCCTAAAGATCCAAATAACCCTTCCGATATACTGTATGGTATTGTTAAAGTGGAGCCGAGAATGGAGGTGCCGGCTTTAAACAATAAACTGAGTGAGGTGGTGTCCGGAGTACTCGTATATAACAGTTTTAGTATAACCGTAGATAATTCCGATAGTAAATATGATGGGCTGAATATAAGAAATTATTTTAATACCCCCATACAAATAAGTAAAACATCTGAAAATGCCCAAACCATAGAGGAGTGTAATCGGATACGGTTCGGCTTTGTCTATGATATCATAGTTAATTTCTCTACTGTTGAAATAGTGGGAATAGATCAATTTTTTCTGATGAACAGACGGTACAATAAGAAATTTGAACAAGCTGCTTATCCTAATCTATCGGATAATGAAGTAAATAAAGATATACCGGTTGGATGGGGGCCGTTAAATAATGTACCTGCCATACAAATAGATAAAGACACTGCCGATCCTCCTTTATGGGCAGATTATATATTTCTAGACCCGGGATATTTAACTGCCGTCAGTGCGGTGTATTCAGATGGGGGGCAGAGTTTAACCTTTTCATTCGATGGAAATACAAAAATTGTACGGGTAACAAGCGTAGACGGAGACGGTAAAGTCATAGAAGCAAAAAGTGCAGATATTACCGGATTTCCCGACCACTCCATTGGAGAGATAGTAATAAAGGCCCTGGCTGATAACGAAAACATGCCCTATGTAGAGGGTATCTGGGATGTAGCCGAAACTAATCTATACCTGGGAATTGACGCTAATGTAGGATTCTATTTTTCCGGCGGCACTACAAAAGATCTGATAAACGATGTATTAAAAAATGATCTTGCTTTTTTAATCCTAAAAAATGACGGTAGATTGACTATCCGACAATGGGGACAACTTTACGGGAAGCACGTTATTCCCGGATGGGTTACAACACAGGAGCCCTCCAAAAATTTTAAAGACGCTTCTGATTACTACTGTTCATCTGCACAAATAAACTACAATAAAAATCAAAATAGCGGTAACTTTGAAACCATATATTTGGATGATACCCGAGAACGTGATATTTTCGAAGCTTTTAATCGATCCTATACAGCGATTTTCGAGACTGATTTGTTAACTGAGGAGAGTGCGGGAGACTTTGCAGGTAGGTTGCTTGATCGATTTGGAGAGATAAGAGAAACTTTGAGTGTTGGTGTTGGTGTAGATACTTTCGCGGTGGACCTATTGGACAAATTACAGTATGAAGCAATTATAAATAATAGAGATTTTTCTGATTACACAAATTGGGTAATAAAAGAAGCGGACCCGGGACAGGATGTAATAGTAATGGAAGGGTTAGAGCAATTAGACACTTTATCGTTCGATGGTGATTTTGCAACACTGGACGGCGATTTCTTTGGAGTTACAAAATAATGGCATTAAAAACAATTGATGAAATAACAATTTCTAAAAGTGCGCTGGATGGTACAGAGCGATTTGCCGGGCGAGACGGTTCGGGGGATTTCAAGGCTCTGGTACAGGCCATAGCGGATCTGGTAACAGGGACAGTCCCTATAGGCAGCATAATTGCATGGCATAAAACTTTAACCGGAGTCCCTGTTTTACCCGATAGCTTTTTAGAATGTGACGGCAGCGTCATTTCGGACGCGGAAAGCCCTATGAACGGACAGACATTGCCTGATTTAAACGGGGATGGCAGATTTTTAAGGGGTGCGAGTACGTCGGGAACAGAACAAGCTGACGCTTTTCAGGGACATCATCACCGGATGAAAGTTATCGTTTACTTTCCAGGAGGCGGCGTATATGATTGGTGGTTATCGGGGCCGAATACGGATGTAACGAGTGAATATAGAGATGGTATCAGTTGGGGGGTTTTTGACCCCCTCACAGATGGAGTTAACGGCGCACCTAGAACTGGAAGCGAGACACGACCAATTAACATGTCAGTAGTATGGATAATGAGAATAAAATAAAATAAAATAAAATAAAATAAAATAAAATAAAATAAAAGGAGCATACAGATGGCCAATGAAGCTGAAATCATAAATAATCCGACATCCACACCCGCAGCGGTGAGCACAGGATATCAGGCTCAAAATACAAACATAGTAGCGGCTCGAAGTGGTATGGATAACACGGTCATAACTGCGGTAGGTGCAATAGCAACACTGCAAATATCCGGGCCGGTTGATGTAAATGGAGTATTATATTCCATAAATTCCCCAGTGGCTTTTAACCTGTCTACTCCCGGGCGGTATTTTATATCTTTAGACGGTGCCGGACCTTTAAATTTAACCCCCACAATCTCTACAGACTCCGGGACTTTTGACGCTCTTACAAATGCCAGATATAATGGGAGCGGATACCGGGTTTTAAATTGGTGTCTTGACTCGACCGGGTCTATTGTAACATTAAATAACTTATTGACCCCGTTTTTTGAACTGGACGGAGAAGCCATAAACAGCATAACAAACCTAGCCCCCCGATATGTTAATTTCATAACCGCTTCCGGTACATGGATATCCCCAATATCAAAAACCTACACGATTGAATGTCAGGCTTCAGGGGGTGCGGGGGGAGCCGGGGGGACTGCCACGTCAGGGGTAAATGGAAGTGGCGGTGGCGGCGGCGGCGGCAATGGTTTATTTGGAACAAAGACCATTTTCATACCGGCTGGAGACTCCTGGACCGCTATTCTCTCTACCACACCAGGCGGTAATATAACTTTTTCAGATGGCACAACAAATTTATCCGCACAAAACGGGGCAAACGGGTCAGTGGGAATTCCCGGGACTTCCGGGGGTTCCGGGGGTTCCGGGGGTTCCGGGGGTGTCTCTTCTGCCGGATTTGATTTCACTATACCAGGGGTTGGGGGCAGTCCTGGACTGGCTTTTTCAGTCCCCAGTGTCCCAGTTGGGGGCAATGGCGGAGACGGGGCCTCTTTTCTTGGCGGAGGGGGAGGTGCCGGGACATCTTCCCACTTAATACCCGGTGGTACCGGTTCGGCGGGGTCCGATGGCGGTGGCGGCGGTGGCGGCGGCGGCGGCGTGTCCACGGGGGTCAGCGGGTATTCATCCGGGGGCCCCGGAGGTGCCGGAGGTGTCGGGTATATCAAAATAACAGGATAATAAAATGAGCGATAATAAAATAGAGATACAAGTCTGTTTAAAGATTATAAAAGCTGAAATGGAAAAATTATCAGCTTATCCTATTGTAGATATTGCCAAAGAAATGTATAAAAACAGCGCGCATTTAAATGATAATGATTTTGTTGAGGGACAACTCATAATTGAAAATATAATAACTGTAAAAAACCGTAAGGGAAGTGAAAGCAATGATTGTAAAGAGGAGTAAACAGATAATCACAAGTCGATTCGGGAGACGTAAAGGATTTAGACTGCCACACCTGGGGATAGATCTGCGAACCCGTTTAACAGAAAATCCTACCAAACCGCTTCCCATTGTGGCTCCTGAAGGTATGCAGATATTACACACCACATATCAAAAAAAATGGGGCTATACTATTGTGGCTCGGGGGATGGTGTCCGGAAAAAAATTAAAATTTATCCATATCCAACCGGCAGATACCATCATAAAAGAGGCCATTATTCATAAAGATAAATTTATCGGCTTTCCCATGGTAACAGAATATATGGAATCTAAAAAATACGGGGAGCACCTGCACTTTGAAGTTTGGTCAAACGGTATCCCGTGCAACCCGGAAATATATTTAAAAGATATGGATATACCTTTTTATTTTAAGAAAGGTGTGTAATGCCGGTAAAGAAGAAAAAAACCAAAGAGCTTATAAGCGAAAATAAATGGCTTATGAGTCTGCCCACTATTCCCCGCATTGTTATGGGGAGTTTGCGGTACAATTTAAAAGAGATTTTAATGATCTTAACTATCCTTTTGATTGCCGCATGGCTCCTGACTTCTTTCGGGTATGTAGGTGGTAAAGTTGAGATAAAACCGGGAGTTAGCATTCAATATAAAAAAACTATGGGGGAAAGTGTGCGATATGAATAAATATATAACAGGATTGATTTTAATTATTTTTTGCCTGGGGTGTCAGTCTTTCAAACCTCAGATAATTCCCGGCTGGCCGGATGAATGCAATATTATGGCTACCATTATGGATTTTGAGTACAAAGATAAAGAGAAAAAACTGGCTGCGTCTGCTATTCCAATATGTATAAATTCATTGAAGCAGCAGGAAAAAACCCGCAAGCGGGAACGCTGCCGTAGAGAGTATTTTGGCTTAGACCCGGTTACAAAAGCACCAAACCCGGTTGACTACGAGGGGCCCCGCTACCGGGACTATGTCCAATGCAAGGATGAATAAATGTATTAAATCTATTTTAGTAATGTGTTTGCGTTCTCTATAATAAAATTCAGGGGTTCGCTCTCAACTATAATAAGCCCCTCTTCTTCTAAAAAGGTGAGCAGCTCTTTTACCGCAACAAGAGCAGGTATACCCCGCTTTGAATCATGATTGAGAAAAAAAATTTCTAAAACAGCTTTTAATTTTATGATGTCCATATTATCAACTCTCCTTTTTAATAATAGTATATTGCCATAAGATTAAACGGCAATTCCTTTAAATCCGCGTACCCCCTTTCAGTGTTTATCCATTTTAAATTATATAAAACTAAGGGACGGGAAAAGACTTTGAAAACAATATCTTTATTTTTTTGTATGTATGCAGTAAAAGAGTATCCACCCCCTTTAAATTCCACATCCTTTAAACTCTCTTTTTGAAAATCGGTCAAATCCTCCCCTGCCAATTTCACTTCAACTGCAAAATGGCGGCCTTCGTATACGATATAAAAATCATAGGGCTTTTTATGCCCTCCGTAAGTATCACCATCTTTATGTATATAATATCCGTTAGTGACTTCCTTTTTTGCCTGTTTTATCATAACATTTAATATATCACGCTCTTTCATATGCTCTCCTTATGACTCTATTTATTATTTATTATTTATTATTTATTATTTATTATTTATTATTTATTATTTTGAAACTCTCCGAAACCAGCCTAGCCTGATATTTGCAGTCATCGAGCGCATTATGATGCGTGCCATTCTGAACAACTTCACTTATATCAATTCCGGACAAGTCTACAGCGGTTCGTACGTCTCGGACAGCATAATATTTAAAAGGGAAATTTGTACCGCAGGCATTAAAAGCATTTTTTAAAATGGGCTCGTCAAAATTGGGGTGGCACCACAAAAAGCAGTTATGCCCACTATCATTTTCTTGTGTAAAAGCGCGGAAGGCCTCTACAGCGTCTTCCAGTTTTACCGGTTCAGGTGTCTTTAACGCGTCTTGAGCTTCTTTACTCTGCTTTTTCCACCACCATACTGTACTGGGTGATATAGACAGCCCCCAATCAATACAGGAATTCATATCCACATTTATAAGGAACTCCCCTAATATATGCCCGAAAGAGCGCTCAAAATAGCAGGCTCCAATTTGCACTATTACAGCGTCCATTTCTGTACCCATAGTTTCCAAGTCCAACATTAAATCCATAGTTTTTACCTCTTTAGTATTTTATTTATGATACCGGGTACATATTTCCACTTCCGTTTTAAGCGGCAGATCCTTAAACCAGTCAGGGGGAGAGTTCATTATAGTTTTAAATTTCTCCATGTCCCGATCGACTGTTTTCTCTTCTACACTGCATACAATTTCATCGTGAACATGTAAAAAGGGATTAAGGTTCTGAGTATGGCATTCCAGCATACAGCTAACCAGCAAATCTCTACATATCGCTTGAGTAATATTCTCAGCCATCATACCCCCATAAATATGTACTTTGGTTTTTCGGGAGAAGCTGTGATAGGTAATGTCATTCCGGGTAACCTTTACCCGATGATAATATAAAATCCTGCCGGAGGGAAGCTGTACAGCAACATAGGAGTTTTTACCCCACATTTTTATATATTCCCCCACTTGTATTATGGGACTATTGCTTTTTGTAGCACTTGCTTTTTTAAAAGCCGCTTCCAGAGCATACCAAAAAGATACTATTTTGGGGTATGCCTCCCGGTAAGTTTTAACCGTATGCTGAGCGAGCTCCTCAGATATGATTATTCCATATTTGGCACATGTGTTTAAAAATCGTTCCCACGCCATGGAGTAGCCGCAGCCCAAAACAGCCTGTTTTCCGAGCTGCCGCTCGATACTCTCTTTTTGTATTTTAGAAATGGGGATTTTATAAATCAGCGAGCCCATATATTTATAGGGATCACCCCCACCCCTGAAAAGTTTAATCAGTTTCTTTTCTCCGGCCAGCAGGGCTATGGCCATAGCTTCAATTGCGGAAAAGTCTCCAAGCAGAAACACATACCCTTTTATCGGTTTTATCATTCCCGGCAGCATAATTTTTGCTTTTTCAATTATGGTCTCTCGGGAATCATCCGCGCTAAAAGTTTTTATAGTTGCTTCTATTATATCCACAGTTGTTTTTGTCCTGGGCATATTGTGGGGCTGGAAACCTTTACCGCTCCACCGGCCGGTATGTGCCCCAAAATATTTTAACGCATACCGGATATAGTTGTCCGGGCCGGTTCTATTTATTAGCGCGTCATATTTTTTTACAGATGCTTTACTCAAGAACATACGGAGTATAAGCACTTGTTTTAAAAACGGGTTTTTTGTAGTATTATAGGCGACCTCTACAGTTTCAATTTGCAGATTGGGGAGCAATTCTCCCTGGTCTGCAAATAGCTTTTTCATTTGGGGAACGCTGCGAACATTTACACCAAGCTCTGCCATCTCTTTTTCTGCCTGGGCTTTGGCTTCATCTATAATCCCGGCTATGTATTTTACAGCGTCCATATCAACAGGCAACCCTTGAATATTCTGAAACAGATCCAGCTCATAGATTGCCCGCTCCAGTTCTATATTAGGCAGTCTATATATTTTTTGATAGCACGCGGCAGCTGATTCCACGTCCATTCTACAGTATTCATACATTGCCTCCCTATCCTCCAAAGTCATTTCCCGGAAAGTCAATTCTTTTGTTTCCCTGTCTTTTATGGGGAGACAGTATTTTTGAATTAAGGCTTTACCGGTATTCAGTTTTGTTATGTCCAGATTCAGCGCTTTACCACAATCTGCTAACCCTCCCGGGAGTCCCACCGACAGGGACATGCTTTGAGTACAGGCCCAATGCTTTACAGATAGAACACGTTTTGGGAATTTATGTTTTTCTATACAAATATTTGCGTATATAGCATACTCAAAAAGGGCATTCTGGGCAATTATCAACACATTCGGTTTAAGGAATACCAGGGGGGATTTCTGCCCCGGGATCCATATCTCAGCTGTTTTCATAGCCTCAGTTTTATACCCCATACAAATAATGCCGGTAGATGGGTGCCTAGAATATTCCCAGGCCCCATATTTTTTTAAATCTAAATGGGACCGGGTTTCAAAGTCGATATGGATTTTATATTGTTTCATTGTGTTCTTTGCCCTTCACATGTAGGGCAATACCCGCTATTCCCACAAATTGGGCAGGGGGGGAACATTTAGAACATTCATCATTTTTACAAGACGGGCACCCGCCGCAACCGGATTCGGAAATACAGAATCTATCCCGGGGCCATACCTTCGGACCTGGGTCAAGGAGAGTATCTCTTAATTTTTTTGAGTGTTCTGATTTAACAGTAGTTTGTTTTTCCAACTCATCCGGTTCAAACCAAAAATAATCTCCTGATAAGAAAAATACAGTAATTAACTGATTACTCCGCCGCCCTATAATCCTAATCACTGCACCTATTTTACCGGTATAGATATTCCGGCCGGGCACATAGTCCCGGTCTTTGTGAGCCAATAATACCTTTACTTGATCACCAAGTTGCAGCTTTGCCCGCCATTTAAATATCTTATTCACTTTTTTTACTCTCCCCATCTAAAGGTTTAAACATCCCTTCGGCTTCTCTGCCGTCTCGGAGTGCAATTTTATAATTTGTCGGTTTGCCCCATAACCCTTCTATATTCTGTTTACCGGCTAATATTTCCACCTGTGCCGGGCTTTTCAGTTTCTGTGGTTCAAACAGTCTGTCTCCCAAGTGCTTTAGTTTTTTTTTGACGAGCTCTTTATCCAGCCAAAACCGGTGCCCGCTTACAGGTTTTTTATACAGTTTTGGGAAATCCCCTCCATGCTCCATTAGAAAATTTATATGGGCGTCTACAGCACCAAGAAAATTTATAAAACTTTCACGCTGCATCCAGATATGCTGCAGTTGCTCCGCGTCTATCTCCGTTATCCGGTCAATATATTTATTCATGAACTGTTCCGTGAAAACTGCAAACTCTCTTTTTTGCGGGCACAAAGTAAGTACCGGACAGAATTTGCAGTGGTCTCCAAAATAGTAAATGTTTCTCTCCGCCTTCAGTTTTTCCAGTAGATCCAGTATCCACCCCCGAGACTGATCAACTGATGTTTCCCCGAACTCGGACACAAACGCCCGTGACGAATCAAAGTACCCGGGCTGTGCTATATGCCACATATAAGTTATGGGCACAGTTGACTTTGTCGAATAAGTTGCGAGTACCAATAAATGCACACTGAATAAAAGTTGCTCCCGAGCACTCTCAATGTAGTCAAAATTACCGGTTTTCAGGTCTATTATGTCAATATGTTGTCCGGAAGCGGTAGGGGTTATTAACGCCGCATCTGCCATAAATACACAATCCATTCCATATATTTTCTTTTTAATCTTTTTTTCAATGCTGCAGCATACTTCATTCCCGAACTCTTTACGGCGCTTTTTTACCAGCGCGACAAAATACTTTTTATACTCCGTTAAAATATTTTTACAAGTATCAAACTCTCCGGATTTTGGATTCATGTCTTGGGCCTTTAAAAGACTTGTCGGGGTTGCGGTGCTCTTCCCGGCTACCCACTCTTTTAGTAGTGTTTCCCCCATACTATGGAGCATAGAGCCCCGAGCAGCTGCGGGAGAGTGAATATTGATTATCTGATCTGTCAGCATATGCTCTAAAAAGAACGACCCGGCACACTTGGTGTACCGGAATATGGAACTTGCTTTTATTTTCATTTACTTTTTCTTCTCCTTTGTAAATTCTGTATAGTTCAAATCACAAACAGCATTACCTACCAGCGCAAAGCAGGGTTTGCCGTTACGCTGTACACTGCAATATTTAACATGCCTGAATGCAGGCAATGAATACGCATATATACAGCAATGCCGGTCCTTTAATTTTTCCTTTTTAATCATTTGGTTTTCTCCACCTCCCCGATTAAAATTGTTCCCGATACCCCACTAGGGTGTAAAGAGAAGCTTTTTCTTAACGCGTTATAGATATTCGCGTCTTGACAGTGTATTATTATTTCCCCTAACTCTGTTATAGTCACGGATACAGTTTCATGCAGAATTGCACCCCGACTCCACAGACACACAATACCAAAACTTTTTAAAAATCTGTTGTACTCATTCAACTCAGTTACGTACAGCATTATTACACCCCATATATGTATATTTTAATGGATATGCTTTTTATTTCATTACTTGACTGTCTATTCATGTTTTAATATATTCAGAAATATATAAAATATACTTCCTATACATTTCTATTTCTTTTTTGGAATAGTCATTTTCTTCAGCAATGGCTTCACCTTTTTCAAGCCATCCTTGAATAGTATTTTCAATGCATCCTATCCATACCCTAGTGCCAAAAACGATAATTTTACCCTTTGTACCTATTATGGACAGATATTTTTCGTCAGCTTTAATTGAGGCTAGATTTGCCTCAGAAAGATTTGCCTCAGAAAGATTTGCCTTAGAAAGATTTGCCTCAGAAAGATTTGCCTCAGAAAGATTTGCCTTAAAAAGATTTGCTTTAGAAAGATTTGCTTTAGAAAGATTTGCTTTAGAAAGGTTTGCCTTAAAAAGATTCGCCTCAGAAAGCTTTGCCTCAGAAAGATTTGCCCCAGAAAGATTTGCCTCAGAAAGATCTGCCTCAGAAAGATTTGCCTTAAAAAGATTTGCCTTAAAAAAATTCGCCTCAGAAAGATTTGCCTCAGAAAGATCTGCCTCAGAAAGATTCGCCTCAGAAAGATCTGCCTCAGAAAGACTCGCCTCAGAAAGATCTGCCCCAGAAAGATTTGCCCCAGAAAGATCTGCCTTAAAAAGATTCGCCCCAGAAAGATCTGCCTCAGAAAGATCTGCCTCAGAAAGATCTGCCTTAGAAAGATTTGCCTCAGAAAGATTTGCCTCAGAAAGATTTGCCCCAGAAAGATCTGCCTTAAAAAGATTCGCCCCAGAAAGATTCGCCTCAGAAAGCTTTGCCTCAGAAAGATTTGCCTCAGAAAGATTTGCCTCAGAAAGATTTGCCCCAGAAAGATCTGCCTCAGAAAGATTTGTCTTAAAAAGATTTGCCTCAGAAAGATTTGCCTTAGAAAGATCTGCCTCAGAAAGATCTGCCCCAGAAAGATCTGCCTGTCTCCCCCCAACCAAATCATAGATCCATTTTTTATGTGCTTCTAAAATATCCTTAAGTTCTTCTGCCCCTATTTCTCGCATCGCTTACGCTCCTTTTATTTGGTTCTTTACTTCTCAGCTTTAAACTTCATAGCGCCCCAGACCCCTTGACGAACACTGGTTTTTTGTGAGGTCTATAATATTCCCTTTTTTGTCTACACACCAAAAGTGCTCCTCCCCTGGCCCGAACTAAAGTTAAGGAGTTATAAACCAGACCACTGCTCGGCCATTGCTTCAGCCATTTCTATCGGAGTTAGAGACCGTACATTCTCCCTGGAATTACTGTAAAATTTTTTACTGCTCCACATACAAAGGTAATGAGTCGGTGAATATCTTTTACCATCCTTACCTATTATATAAACAGGCTCAACCATATTTGTAGGCTCTAATAAAGGTAAGTTTTTTAGCCATAAGCCTGTTTTTTTACTCTCCGGTTTTCCAAAAAAGTAAGGTTGCACATACTGATCCGGTTTCCTAAAATGTGTAGACATAATACCTACCGGATTTTCTATGGCTATCCGAGGAATATTTTTTTGATCATAAAGACCCATGAAAAATTTAATGGCCTTCATTCTCCGGATTGCCCTCTCCGGATTGTCCTTCATCCATCTATTACCACTTGTACATAAATACGTACATGGTGGATGCGCTATCATCATATCAAATCCTTTATCTATTATGCAAAAAACATCTCCCTGATAATGCGGGCCGGGTGTTAACGAAGGCAATAAATCACAGCTTATTGCATCATGCCCCCTTTTTATAAATGCGTCACGAACCACGCCGGAAAATTCACAGGCAATTAAAATTCTCATAAATAGTACCATATCCTTAAAATCTATATTTTATAAATCTATATTTTATAAATCTATATTCTAAAAATCTATATTCTAAAAATCTATATTCTAAAAATCTATATTCTAAAAATCTATATTCTAAAAATCTATATTCTAAAAATCTATATTCTAAAAATCTATATTCTAAAAATAATCTTTATCGAAAAAAGTGTCAAGAAAAAAAAGAAAAAAATAAACAAAAAATACACAAAAAAGTTGTTGACAATATTTGTACTGTTTTGTATTACTTTTCAGTACAATATAATACATAATAAATTAAAATAAGGAGACAATTATGGCAGCAATTACGATTAACAATGTACAATGCTATTACCCCACGTTAGCGGAGGCAAAAACTTTTCAGGAAGGGCAGCATCCCAAATACAGCATAAAAATCCTAATACCTAAAACGGATAAGGAACAGATTAAAAAGATCAAAGATTTCTATACTGCTGGTGTTCAGAAAAATACAGTTTGGGGAAAAGGCAAAATGGCTCAGGTGCTCAAAGTGGCGAATGATGCTGGAGACCCGTACAATGATAATGCCCTGTTGAAAGACGGAGATAAACTGAACAAACGGCGAGTTGATGAAGAAAAAGAGCCTATTGCCGTTTATGCCGGACATTATGTCATTGGAGCCAGTCGTCGGGAGGATTTCAACCCGGTAGTGGTTGTAGATCAGCACAATAAACACATACCAAAAGAGAAAATATCCGGGCAGATTCAAGCAGGATATTATATAAATGCCAACCTTCAACTGTATCTATGGGACAAACCAAAAAGTGGAGTGTCATTCACCCTGGTAGGGGTTCAGAAAGTAAAAGAATGTATGCTGGAAGAAAATAACCCATTTGAGAAACTGGACATCCCCGAGGATGAAGAATTTGACCAGGATGAAAAAGTCAATGAAAATGATATTTTTGATGAAGAATAACCGCCTTTCGCCGGGCATTATCAGTCCGGCGGATTTTTTTTTATATTTAAAGGAGAAATTATGACTGAGGAAAAATTGAACTCTAATCAATACAAAGTCTACGCGGTACTCACTTCAGAAGAACAGGAAGAAATAAAAAATTTTATTGATGATACCAGAAGCATAAACGGAATAACTATTTTAAAAAGTACAGTATTTGGGGCCCTTTTGCTTGTTGCGGTACGGGATCCATTGATAAAAGAAAAAGTGCGAAAACACATAGGGCACCGGGTCAGCAATGGCTAAATTACGCATGGAACAGGAGATTGGGGTAACCCTTATAAAACAGGGGTTAACCCGACATAAGGGGGTAGTACTCGCAGATAAAATGGGCCTGGGAAAAACAGCGCAGGCTATATCAATAATGAAATTTGCACAGTCCAAAAACAGCCGCCCGGTGCTGTTTATAGTTCCAGCCTATCTGATCTACAACTGGCTGGATGAATTTGAGCTCTGGAATGTAAGGTCTGATATATGTGTTATTGATTCGGGGAAACAGATATTAGGTGAAGCGGCTGTTTACATTTGTTCGTATAATATGGCTACTGTAGATAAAATATTTGAGCAGCTGTTTAAAAAAAATTTCTCTTTAATTGTGTGTGACGAGGCGCACACATTCCGTACCTGGAATTCAAACCGCAGTCGAAGGATTCTGGGAACTCGGAAAAATAAAAATACACACCTGCTGGCCAGGACACAAAAGATTCTATGTCTAACAGGAACGCCCATAATAAATACGGTAATGGACCTGTACAGTATTATAATCCGCATTGCTCCAAAAGCAATACACAATATGCAGGAAATGGACTTCATGTATCGCTATTCCGGATATGTAGAGCATACCGGGTGGGCCCCAAAAAGTCATGGAATCAGAAATGAAAAGGAGTTAAAAAAATTGATTGCCCCGGTACTGATTGCTCGGGATTATAAACCGGATGCGGAGCGGATTGACACCCATATAAGACTTAAGTTATCCGGAAAAGACCTGAAAGCTTTTATTGTGCAGGAAGAGGTATTTTTAAAACTGCATAATATAGAAGAAAACGATATTATAGATGTACAGAAAATGTCAAAAGGGCACGCTTCGGAATTCGCCAGGCTTAGACAGTTTGTGGCATTGTGTAAACTGCCCCTTATTATCCCGGCCATAATTGACGCATATGAGCAGGGGTATAGACCTATCGTGTACGTGTGGCACAGAGAAGTACAGAAAAAGCTGTATAATATGCTAAACAATAAGCTCAAAAACACGGCTATTATCGTCATGGTAAACGGGGGCACACCGGCCAAAGAGCGAATGGGGAAAGTTCGAGATTATCAGGACGGCCTCATTGACGTATTTATCCCTACTATCGGATCACTCCGGGAGGGTATAAACCTCACAGCCGGGCAGGTAATAATGCTGTTGGAATTACCCTACACTCCGGCAGAGGTTGAACAGGTTATAGGGCGGCTGCACCGAACAGGACAGAAAAATACAGTATTCGCAAAATTCTTTTATTTCGCCGGGGGGATAGACGGCCATATTATAAAACTGCTAAAGAGAAAAAGCGATATAATAGAAAAACTGAAATAACTAAAGGATGTAAAGGATATGGGCGTAAAATCAGGTGTAAATTTAACCAGGGAAGAAGCGGCTAAAAAATATGCAGAATTGTCCTGCGAAACTATAAAAAAAATGTATTATGCTGCCGCGCTAACTATGCCTTGCCATGAGTTGGAGGATGAATTAGCTGAAATTACTAATAAGATACATGGTGGTGAAGGGTTTAAAAACTATAGGATAACAGACTAAAATAAGAAAGGTAATATAATAGAAAAACGGAACAGGAGAGTAAATAGTATGGAAAAATAGAACAGGAGAGTAAATAGTATGGAAATAAGCGAAAAAGCCGCATTAAATGCAATTAAAGACTATGCTGATATTTATGGGTATGGCAACTGTATTGCACTATTAAAAAGAGCTTGGGCAGAGCTGCTAAAAAATAAAGGGGGTTTTTCTGAAGAGGTTGCTTTACAGGCTGCGGATACAAGCGCATATGCCAAAAACATTTATGATAATATAATTTGTAAAGAGGACAAGGAGCTTAGAAAATCATTACAAAATATAATAAGAGAAATGGACCCGGAGGAGTGAGCTCTATGATAGTCTCCAAATATCACTGCGACAATTGCAGAAAGCGAATAAAAGATTCTTACGAATCCATCACAATTAAATGTTTCACAATCATAGATGAATCGCGTAATAGTCGATTTACGTACAATGCAGAGCGGGATTTTTGCAGTATAAAATGTTTAGGTTTGTATATTGCATCAATTCGGGCCCCAGGGAAAGGAGAAAAAGTGACATAATAGAAGAATTAAAACAATAAAGGAAAATGAATAAAATGAATAAAATGAATAAAATGAATAAAATGAATAAAATGAATAAAATGAATAAAATGAATAAAATGAATAAAATGAATAAAATGAATAAAATGAATAAAATGAATAAAATGAATAATGAAACAAACAAAAACCACATAGGGTGTTTAAGGGGAACCGGCCAATCAAATGATCCGGTAAACCACCCGAGCCATTACATCACCGGTGAGGTTGAGGTACTTGCGGCCTTTGAAGCCTGGAAACTTTCCTACCACCTGGGCCTGGGCCAGGTAAAAAATTCGAGGATTTAAATAAAAGCACAATTTTACCCGGATAGGTATATTGAAATATATTAAGAAACTGAAAGGGGAGTAAAATAATGGAACCGGTACTGCACGAAAAACATGATAGTGAAGAATTAAAAATATTTGTAAGGCCTTTATTACACCTAAAAAACTTAAAATATTATATTAAGCAAGTGAATGGAATTGATATTAACAATTATCCATATGATCAAACAGATCTAAAAGATGTAAAATCCGGAGATTGGGTATTTGTAACTATTATTTATGGCGTACAAAATAAGTACACTCATTGGGGACTGGATAACTTTTTATCCCGGCACAATGAGTCCATACATAAATTAAATAATATACTTATCAGGGACATATATAATAGTCTGCTAAAAATAAAAAAACTCCTAATAACTTTAAACCGGCCGGATTGGGACATATTAGAAGAGACAGCACAAATCTCAATAGTCCTATATTCAGTAAAAGACAAAATGCCCCCCACGCAGAATTCAGCTACAGAGTGTAATACCTATTATTTGGTAAAACTTAAAAACGCCGGGTACACGAAAGCAATGCGGATGTATGATTCTGCTATGGAAGGGGGGTGGTATATAAACTATACCGCGAAAATAATACTGCCGATTACTCATTGGGCGGAGTTGCCGAATATTGATAAGAATGATGAATAATATACTTTGGAATAAAGATAAAACCGAGAGACATTTTTGTAACTCTGCCCGTCTTTCAGTTTTTGTAGAATATACTATGTCCAAAAAAAAAAAAAAAAAAAAAAAAAAATGAGCAAAACGAATGAGCGGAAAACAGGCTAAAAAAGCAAACAGGATCTACCAAAAATATTGTAAAACACGGGATAACCAAATAAAAATTCTATGGTATTTAATATCTATCTGTCTGGTTATAATTATGGGTCTTGGCGGCCTATTGATATTTATTTTAAGCAGGATATAAAATATGATAAAATATAAATTCCGGCTCTTTTTGAAATACCAATTCTGAGCGGTGCTGCTAAAAATTACCGGTTTACTCTCAAATTTACTTAATACTAAAAAATCTAAAGGAGCACTAAAATAATGGCATACAGCACAAAGCAATTTCTTAATATTCTTTTTAATGGTGAGCATATTACATTTAAGGCCATAAAGGAGGACGGCAGGGGGAAAAATACAGCCCCTCTATATGGTGCGCTGGACCCCAAATTTGTGGACTACCACAATAATTCCGGGTATGGTGTGTTCTATATGCCCAACACATCCGGCAGCATTAATACTTTGGATAAAGACATTAAGCGTGTAAACGCCATTTTTATTGATATTGATGATAGTGCTTTGCCGGAATATTTTCCCCTGGAACCAACTGCAATTATAAGCCGGGCAGACGGCCTTGGGCATCACGTCTATTGGTTCATAAATCCTACAGATGATTTGGGCTCCTGGCGAACGACACAAGAACTGCTTATAAAAGTTTATCAGGCAGACCCGGCAATCAAAAACCCGGCGCGGCTTATGCGGCTGCCGGGAACAACAAATCAAAAACCGGCTAAAGCGGGTCAACTGTATGACATAAAAAAATTGCGGAATACCAGTTATGATATTAAGGATATTATCACGGCTCACGCGGACAAGAAAAAGATACTTACCGGGGTTCGTAAATGGGAAAAGGTGCTGTTTGACGGTATCACGGCCCATAATGGAGCCCATGAAGCACTTGTAAAAATAGCAATGCGCATGAATGGACTGGCGTTTTCTGAAAAGGATATTTTTACAGAGTTTCAGGCAATCAATAGAAAATACCTCAAAAATGAATACAATGACCAAGATCTAAAAAAGAAATCTTTGGCATTCAAATATGCCAAAGGAAAAAAAGGAGCTGAATTAAAAGAAGAAATTGAGAAAGAACTTGCCCGACAGGAGCTGGTAAAAACTAAATTAAATTCCTGGTTCTATGTTTATCGGGGGAATTTTTTTATAAATTATGAAGAGCCTCAGAAAGAGCGGAACAAAGAGGCATTCAACGCGGAATTTTCTGAAATCGCGAATGTGGCAAACCCGGCTACCTATGCCCATCTGCACGGCCTAATTAAACACGCTGAGCAGGTTATGTATGAACCGGGAAATGAAAAAATACTGATAACTAAAGATAACAACAGATGTGTAAACATCTGGCGGGATGACCGGTGTGCCCCCGATAGATCTCCTCATAAATGGTTCATTGAGCACCTTAATTATCTCATGGAGCCCGAGGAGCGGGAGCATTTTTTAAACTGGCTGGGGTATGCTGTACAGAATCCGGGAGTAAAGATCCGGCATGCTATTTTAATTATTGGCGGGTTTGGGATTGGAAAGAGTATAATGTTCCATCTGTTCAGGCAATTGTTTGGTCCCTCCAATGCCCGAGCACCACAGAATGAAAATCTGTCCGATAAATACACCGGGTGGGCAAAACATACCTGTTTTTGCCTGATAAATGAACTTAAGCAGGAGGGAAACTCCAATTTTTACAACGCCATTAAACCCTTCATTACTGAAGATGAAATAGAGATACGAGAAATGTACCGGGATTCCTATACCCAACGAAATACCATGAACATTTTGGCATTCTCCAATGAAGAAGTGCCCATGCGGCTGGAAAAAGGAGACAGACGTTGGTATGTCATAAAATCGGAGGCCAAACAAAAAGATAAAATATACTATACAGATTTTTATAATAACTGCACAAACAACGCCGGGGGAGTCTTGACATTCCTGCTGGCTCGAAACCTGGAAAACTTTCACCCCGGAGAAAACCCGGCATCTACCAGGGCCAAAAACTACATTATTGATTACACAAAGTCAGATTTGGAGCAGTGGATTATGGGGGAATTGGAGCTGAAAACCGGTCTATTTGAGCCGGATATTATTTGTATTCGGGATATTATGGAAAACTTGCCCGCAGAATTCCTGCATAGTAAGTTTGTAACAGCAAAACGTATAGGAAAAATACTTCGAGGATATGGAGCTCAGTCAATCGATAAAGCTATCCGGGTAAATGGGGATGCTAAAGTGTTTGTAATCATAAGAAATCAAGAAATGTATACGGCAAGTGTCGCCTCCGGGAAAATAAAACAGATTGTACAGGATATGTATACGTCCGGTAAAGAAGTGTTCAATTAAAGGCAATATATCCCCAAAATTTGACTCTATTTTTGCATAATTTGTAATTATAATTAAAATGGGGGTCGTTTCTACTCCTTCTGAATTATATTTCTATTTCTCACTACCTATTCTTTCTTTTTAATTTAGTAAACTTTCAAAAAGGGGGGTCTTTCAATTACAATTACAAATTAAGGTTTTTTAGTGTTTTTAATATTAAAAAGACACTAAAATAATTATACTATTTTGTGGATTTTGTATATATTGCCGGGGGAAGAGTCCAAAAGCTATATAAATAAACTGGAGGATGCCTCAATAACTTAAAAGGGGTTTGACGAGTATTGGATTGTTTGATAATGTAAGGAGAAAAGTGTTTGTGTGGAGCATGGGTACTTTTTTTTGTGGGCACTCCCCCTATTTTGAAATAGGGGGAGTTCGCAATTTTCCGGCCTTCGGATAAAAATTGATTTTTTTTAGCTCTTTTTTAAAAGATTCCTTGAAACCGGGTACTTCTGGGCAATATTAGGGGCGTACTCTTTTTAAGCCTTCTTGATATACCCAGGGGAGCAATTGACCTGTATGAACACTTTCGGGAGCCAGCTCAAAAGCGGGCGGAGAAAGAGAATATGGAAGCCCATGAGGTGAGACTCACGCAACGGGAGTTACGAGCCAATTCTCATTGTTTAGGATATTCCATTTATACGTCTCCCTGTTCTATTTCCAATTTTCGCCGATACTTTTTCAATTCTTCCTGACATATATTGCTTAACACGTTATCAGGAGGCAGTTCCGCATCGCCGTCAAAACAGCACGCCAGGAGGGTTTCACAGTGTCTGCACAATTCCGGAAGGTCCATCATAACAGGGCAGTCCAGGGGATCAGACGGACATTTCTCCTGCGTTTTTTGACACCCGAATGTTTTACTTTTGCAGGAAATAAAAGTAAAATTGCATCGTCGGCAGTGTTTCGGGCAGTTATCCTTTATGCTTCTTAATAGATCTTTTTCAAGCGCCATTGTTATTCTTCTTTTGTACTTGTACAACTATATTTTTTATGTATCTTTTCAAGAGTATCCCACTTTTTTCTTATTGCATATAATTCACGAAAATTTTTATTTTCAAATTGACAGTAGAAGTCTACCGGCCAATAATATATTTTTGATCCCTGTTCTTTTATTTTGTTACAGTACCTAGTTGCTAATTCACAAATAAGTTTCCTCTTTTTTTTATCCCTAATAATATCTTGTTTCATTCTATTTATACTCATTATCCTGCCTCCTATCCTATACCAAAAGGATTTTTAGTGTCAAACGGGATCAATACCTCAAGCTCAAAGGGTATAGACACCTGTTTACTTACCCAATTCCATATATAATTTTCTTGCCCTATTGTTAATCTTTTCCACATCGCCGAATACATTTCTCCTTTTGATGTTATAAGTATCAAGGAATCTCCAACACTATCAAGTATCTCAAAACCATTGTCAGTTTTTCGTAGTTTCATGAAATGTACTCCGTTATAACATTCATTTTGTCTATTTGTTTTTTGTATTCTTCCTGCTGGCTCATTTGTTTAACCTTGTTTAACCTTTTTTAATCTTTAATCTTTAATCTTTAATCTTTAATCTTTAATCTTTAATCTTTAATCTTTAATCTTTAATCCATATATTTATAATATACAAAACCATACAGAAAAGTCAAGCTTTTTTCTTTATTTTTTCTTTTTCATGTTATTTTTTTTATCATTTTTCCCTTTTTTTTATCTTTTTTCCTTGACTTTTCTGTATGGTTTTGTATATTATAAATATAAGGATTAAGGATTAAAGATTAAAGATTAAAGATTAAAGATTAAAAGAGGTTAAACAAATGAGCAGACAGGAAAAATTCTATAATGAACTCGGCCGTAAAGTAAGAGAGAGTGCAGAGCTATTCAACCTTTGCCCTTACAATGTGTTTGACTGTTTTTTTGTGGAAGGATTAGAGGATGGAAAAGATGTACTGAGATTTAAGGCGCATATGATTGAACGGTTTGATCTGGATACGCCGGAAAAGCTGTTTCCGGACATAAAAGAAAGACTCGCATTTACACTCGGCCTAATAGGCCGGGATCTTAAGGGAGGGAAGAGGTTAAACAAATGAGCAAACAGGAAAAATTTAAAATAGAACTTGGAAGCCTCCTGGAGGTTCCCTGTTTTGAGAGGCACAGCAGAGGCAAAAATTGGATGGCAGTAATAAGGAAGGATCCACACAAGCCAGGCGGTCTGCATAGGAACTTTCAGGACAAATCCAACGGCGTGTATTATTACGACGTGGAAGGGCTGGAAATCAATGACCCGGTAGAATTCGGAGCGGATTACTATTCCTGTGGAGGGAATCCAAAGCGTACACGATGGTATGGAGTCATAAAAACAATAACAGAAAAAGAGATCAGCATTGTAGAATATGATACCGCAATACAGGCAATCGATGCGGCGAACAAGGCCAAAGAATCCAAAGAGGGTATTTTAAAAACTCTTTTGGAAGAAAAAGAGCGGCTTGAAAAGGAGCTGAGTAGAATAAACAACAAAATTGAGGAGTTGAAAAAATCTGCGGAGGAGAATACACCCAATGACATTCATGAAAAATTTGGACCAACAGAAAGTGAAAGAGTTTAACAACTTATACGGAGTAAAAATAATTTATTTCTGTGATAATTTAATATCAGTGGCAACGAATTGTTTCCATTTAGACATAATAAAATTTACTGATTATGCGGAAGAGCATTTAGGCTATTACGTAGATGTTCACGGCAGTCTTGAGGATTTCATCAAAAAAACCGGTGGTGAGAAAATGGCTGATTTTTTGAAGAGTCTGCTATAATGGTAATAAAAAGAGAGGAGATTAAAAAAAAAATGACCAATCGAAGGACTAAAAGAGAAATTGTTACAGATCTTGCACAAAGGCTGAAAAAGCCTTTTTCTTTCCATACAGCCGGAGACCAGACAACGTACGGGCAAAGCTGTATTGCTTATCCGGATGGCACAGTAAAAGAATACAACACTATGGCATGTACATATTTCCAAAGAAAATTGAAAAGTGCCTCCGATGATATAGATATCACATTTGAAATATATATGGAGGAACAGGCGCGCCTGTTTGATAAAGAATGTAAGCGGGTTAGTGCCATAAAATACATAAAACGGGAAATAGAAAATTATATATAAAAGGGGATTAAAAATAGCTGCTGAGCGACTGGAAGTGGTGAGGGAAAAATTAACAGGGGTTTTGGAGTTGATAGAATGAGAAATATACTGCATTTGTGTGCGGATATAGGCAGCGATTCTTTTTATTACCGGAAGTCTGAAGCGTATAATGTTATACAGATAGGGCAGGAGATAGGTGTTGAAAATTATAGTGCAGATTTGGAAATACACGGCATAATTGCTAATCCGGTATGTACGGAATTTTCAACCCTTAAGGGTTTTCAACTCCATAACGCAGACGCGGATTTGACCATGGTGAAACACTGTCAAAGGATAATACAGGAGTGCAGTCCGGTCTGGTGGGTACTGGAAAACCCAGCCAACGGGACGCTTAAAAGTTATCTGGGAAAGCCTGTTTTTTTTTATCAGCCCTGGGAATATGGTTCCCCCTGGACAAAGAAAACCGCTTTGTGGGGCCAATTCAATATACCAAAAAAACTGTTTTTTGGCTGGTCCGATGTGCGAACGAATGATAAACTCTATATACGACCTAATCGACTCAAACCGTCTTTGGCATATTTACACAAAAATGATGTTTTTCGTATTCCTGAATTTGAGCCATTTATTGATAGTGTTAAAACGGATGCGGATTTGAGATCTTTATGCAGTCAAGGATTTGCTCGGGCCTTTTTTGAGGCCAACCCGTAAAATAATAGTATAATTAAAGGAGTGATGTAATATGGAGGAGTACAAAAAAGTGAGCTTTACACGAATATTAAAAAAAATGAAATACAGAGGCAATAAAAGAGTTCCATCATATAAAAATAGGTATTCTCAAAAAAGTGAAGGGTATATCATAGGAGAATTTTATAAATATAGCGGGGATTATGTTAAAGGAAATCCCGGAACAGCGCCCTTTTATGATGATTTTGAGCCAGCGGAACTTAAAAACAGGAAAAGGGTAAACTTTTATAAAGTACTTATTAGTTACAACAACATAGTATTTGTCAATAAGAATGATATTATTTTTAAGGATAAGGAGTGATGCAATGGCCGAGCAGTGGGGATAATATAATTAAAAAAAAGTAATTAAATGGGGAGTGTAAAGAAGCAGGTTGACGAAAGTTACCCCAAAAAAAAAAAAAATAAGAGGGAAAAACACAAGAGGATAAGGACATGAAAATAAAATATATTGAATACAGGTTTAGAGAAGAGACAAAAAATATTGTTAATAATGCGGAGAAATATATTGATGGAATGAGGGCTGAAGGGTTTGATTTGACTTTGAGACAATTATATTATCTATTTATTTCTAAAGACAGCTTTCCTGATAGCTGGATAGATCCGGTAACGGGCAGTAAAAATATGGAAAAAAATTACAAGAATCTGGGGGCAATAATAAGCAAGGCCCGATTAGCCGGGCTTATTGATTGGTATAGTATAGAAGATCGTACACGGTCCGTGGATACCCCCTTCATTTGGGAATCTATGCCTCAAATCATAAACAGTGTTGTGAGCAGTTATAGCTTGGACAAATGGGCAGGTCAGCGGTATCGTGTGGAGGTTTGGGTAGAGAAACAGGCTCTTGTGGAGGTTATCGGAAAAGCTGCAAATCTCTATAATTGTGCATATTTTGCGTGTAGAGGGAATGTGTCTCAGTCGGCTTTATGGCAATCTTCTCAGAGACTAAGTAAATACGAGAATGATGGGGTTACCCCTATTATTTTGTACCTGGGAGATCATGACCCTACTGGCATAGATATTGCTCGGGACATACGAGACAGGTTAAAAACTTTTGGTTTAAAATTCACAGAGGTGAAATGGTTGGCATTAACAATGCCGCAGATTAAAAAATTGAATGTGCCCTCCAGTCCGGTTAAATTAAAGGACTCTCGAAGTAAAGGATACATAGATTTATATGGTACTGATTGTTGGGAGTTGGACGCACTGAGACCTCAAAATTTGGTAGAACTTATACAAAACAATATACTTAAATATTTGGATATGGATTTATATGATGAGGTGCTGGATAAACAGGATGAGGGGCGCAATAAATTGCGGCATGTGGCAGATAAATTTGATGTAGAGTTTGGAGAGTGATGAATGAAATAGCGGGGGACAGTATGTTTATAATGCTTGGCATATACATATACATATACAAGGCCACTATATAGTCTCTTAATCTCTTAATCTCTTAATCTTTTAATTCTTTATATAGGTTTTACAAAGGGGAGCTTCTCATATTTCACTTTGTAAGATCTCACTCTTTTACATTGTATTACGCTCCTGGGGCCATAGGGATTAAATATATTTTTATTTCCTATGGCCCTTACTCTACATACCCATACTACATACACTATACTATACTATATGAACCATAATGATATACACAAGCCCACCCATTAAGCACTACCCCTACACCCACATACATAAATAAATAATTATATAGTTAGTGTAAATAAATAATAACCCTCTACAGGGAAAAAAATAATTAAATGTATATTATAATATAAATAAGCGCTGTAGGTTCTTCTGTCAATTTATGTGTTAATCGGTGGTAAAG